ATTCGATTGTGGGTCAGAAATAGTGTGGTAGTTTTTTGTCGTTTTGATCAGTAGGTGTGTATTCAACTGATGTCATAGTCCTAGCATCAATCAATGAGTGAGGCCAACTAGTCATCTCTTCAATTGACAAAGATTCAGGTTTAACCCCTTTGGGTACTTTGAAAGCGATAAGCTTTCCAGAGACCAAAGGGCTTCCAGTCATGACCATTCTAAATGTCGGCGCTCCGGCAAAGAAAGTCATCATGTTAGCTAGTTTCTTAATAAAACTATTAAGAGAGTTAGGGTGAATCGTTCTTTCGTCTAAAATTGTTCCTGGGTTTTGCGAACTATTCCAGGAAATGTCTTTAATCTTAATAAATTGAGATCGAGCATACTGCTCCAAAGTAATTTGGGTCTGTGCATGTGAAACTGCATCAGCGATAGGTTCTGGAGGGGTGGGGGCTGCTTGGTTGGGAGTGGCGTCTACGGCTGAATTGCCTGGATCAGCGGATCCGGTGTTCATGGTATCTACTACTTTAGCTTGAGACATTTTAAAAGATTGGAGTATAGTTCTTTAAGATTGAAATGCAGGTGGAAAATCTTGTAGGAAATTCCGTATCGCTTTTGGCTTCCAAAACTGGAGAGCCAATGGTTGTTTTGCCATCGATAGCATCGAATATGGTTGAAGCAAAAACTGATTCAAATGATTGGTATACCTCTAAACCAAGACCATAAGTCTTGTCACACTCTTTCAAGTGTTTGGTGATACCTTCATAGAATACTTTACCTCGAAGACAAGCTTCTGTCACAATGGTGCGAGCCGTTGCTACAATAGTGTCTTCCTCATAATCAACGTCCTCTGCAAGCTTGTAACGATGCCAGGATGCTTTACGCGTCCAATTGAGCATTTTTGCAAAGCAAGAGTTCTCAAGGCCTCCGACGACGACACCTTCCACTTCAATAAAGCGACGCTTTAAAAACGACATGTTATTGATGTGGATGAGTGTGGGGGCGTCATCAGATTTGTCACCAAGCGTCATCCTCATTCCAAACAATTCAAGAAAGCTTTCTTGAACAGATCGAAAGTTGTAAAAAGAAGCGATGGATTGGTGAACAGTCGAAATGTTGTCATCACCATAAATGGCCATGCGAACTAAGCGCATGAACCTCTTCATGGTAAACTTCATTTGGGCTTTGCGGAACAAAGTCAAAGCAACAGCCACTTGGAGAATCAATTGAATTAGCGAATTGTCCCAAGCAGTCTTAGGTTCACCT